TCTTCCAAGTAAATGAGCTTTATCAAATTTACCTGCATCATCAATCCATGATTTGAATATAGACTTCTTTGGTGCTACAACCAAAACTTTTTGAAGAGGTGAAGTATTTCTTTCAAGGTGAGTTAAACCAACTTTGGTTTTACCAACACCTGTACCTAATACTATTGTACACCTTCTATGATCATCAGTCTTGCTTATAGCAATATCTTGTACATCATCTTTTGTAATCATCTCTATTATTTTAAATAATTCATTATTCTAGCATCTTCCGGATGTGTGTGTATCCAGTCATGACAGTTTCTACAAACCGGTAACCATGTTGATTGAACTAAATAGAATGCATCTCTGTTAGCTCCTGCATATGTATGGTGAACATCAGTTGCTTTGGTTGAACAACCAGCAACACTAACCTTACACATAGTATGCTCTGTGAGAAATTTGTATCTTAACTTGAGATACTCAGCATCTTTCTTAGCTCTTTTATCAGATACTTTAGGTATCAAAGATTTAAATTCAGGTTCTCCTGATTTAACTTTACTCCAACAGTACTGACAATACTTGTTACCTTCATGATTTTTCCAGATAACTTTCTCTTCATGACAACCACTACAAACTTTAAGCTTTTTCATCCATTAAACTTAATATAGTTTCAGCTATTTCTTTTACTCTAATTGAAAAGCCTTCTTCTTTACCAGTCCATTTACCTGTTTTGATTAGACTTTGAGCAGTGTTATTTAAAACCACTTCCCTTTTTGTCATACCTGGTTGAAGGTAGCCAGCATGTACCGTAGCAAATGCTGGCGTATTATCATTCTTTCTCATTATTGGTTTTTTTCCAAAGATAAGAAATTCTTAGGTAATATTCCTTCAGTGATAAAGAGCTCTACAATCAAGTCTTTTTCAATACTTAGGTCTTTAAAAGTAAGAGTATTCTTATACTTATTATCAATATCATTATAATTGATAATTTCACTTATAAGTAAACTGTTTGGGAATAAAGAACCAAGTAACTTATCAGTTAACTGTTTAGTTACCTGATGTTTATACTTGTTGACAACTAACTGTCCTCTGTTATAAACATTGACAATACGGGACCTTTTCTTACTGCACATAGTGTTCAACTCTTCTACAGATAAAGAGTCTAAACCATATAGAGCTCTCTTATATAAATAGTTTTGATAAGGACTATACTTATCTTTTTCAAATTCTTGATACTTGCTTGGTGCAAGCATGTAATTTTGAATGTCTTGTTTTAGCTTTTCCATTTCCATAATCATATACATTAACAATCATACAATAATTTACTAAACAGATTCTTTCAAATCTTCTTCACTTAATTCAGATATTTCTAATTCAGTTCCTAAAAATAATTGATGAAGCATAGTTGCTCTACTATCTTGTGCAAAATTTTCCACATCAAAATTTTCTTCTAGTATTTTAATGCTTTTTATAGTTAATTCTATTAATTCAGTTTTAAGTTGTTCTAAATTTTTCATTGCTGTATTTATTAAAAAAATTATAAAATAAGAGCCTGCCGTAACAGGCTCCTTGTTAATTACTATAAGTTGAAACCTTCTGCTTCTGAATCAAATTCAGCATTAGGTTGCATTGCTTTTGCTTTTGTTTTAGCAGCTTCAGACGCAGCATAAGCAGCTTTAACTTCTGCTTTGTTGTCATGTGCTATCAACATATCTTCAGAATTTACTTTATCTGTGTACTTAGTACGTCTGTATATTGGGTATCCACCTAACGTACAAATAACATTAGTATCACCTGCAGTTTTAGGTTTGTTAGGTCCTTTTTTACTAAAAGGTTCTAAACTTTCTTCTGCAATTACTTTACCATTTAGTTCCATACCATCATAGTAACCTACTGTTTGTAAATCTTCTATAAGACCATGGATAAGAGCACTGTATTCTTTGCGCTTCATAAAACCATTGTCATCTATAACAACACGGTTTTGCACAACTCTAACATAACCAAATAATGGATTTGCGGATTGGTTGATAACCAATTTTGTTGTAGCATCAGCTACTACTTTTACTTTTGAGTCCATCTCTTTAAATTTTTGAGATTAATAAAATTGATTGTTGAGTAGAAATACTATATCACACAACTACTCCATTGTGCAATAAGTAATAAATACAGGAAGTATTTATATATCCAGATTATCTGTTAAATCAATGATATCATCAAATGGCATACTGTCATCTGCTATATCATCAATTTCATCATTTGGGAGAAATTCAAAGTCATAAGACTTTTCTTTTGCATTTTCTATGCATGCTGAATCCGTAAATGGATTAGTAGCATAATCACCTCCATTGATAGACATAAAGTACTGAATATCTTGATCAGTTAAATCTAGAAACTGGTCAATTGAGATATTAATTACTTTACCGTTGGGAAGCTGATATATCATGCTTGATTAATGTGTAGTAAATGTATTACATAAATAACAAATACTGCTTAAAATTAATCAAAAACATGGCACTATATAGCTAATAACAAAGAGAGAGCTATTAACTCTCTCTTATTATTATCTGGGAAAAGCGTCCATACAGGACAAAATGCTATATTATATCTTCCATATTGCTTACTGCATCTAAAGGAAGCTGTACTGTTCCATCAGGAAATCCAATTTCATAGTTACTATAACCATGGTAACCATTAAACTTCAAAACAATACCATAAGTAACATCATTTTTAGTTGCCTTATCTAGTATTTCTTTATCACTAGTAGATAACCAGCCTGATTTACTTGGATTAATAACAACTCTTGTGCCTGGACGGATAGGTTCCGGAATCACATTTCCTACAACCACATCCATAACCCTTCTACAAAATTGTTCTGAATCAAAGGTATAGTAAGCTAACATTTCTATTAGCTTACTTTTCTCTATACTATCAGGACCATTTAATATTCTATGTAATAATACTTTTATAGTGTTGAAGTCATATTTAACCATTACACTTCTATTATCTTCCATAGAATAAAGCACAAAAAAATAAAAAACTAGCTCCTATAATTAGAACTATCATACCAATAGTAAATTCACGCATGAAAGCTCTAAACTTTCTTTCATCAAGAATGTTTTCAAGAAATATCTTCTCACGCTCAATTTCACTTAACTTTTCCCTTTTTAATTCTATTGGTGTGTCACTCCTTTCTACAGAGTCACTATATAATATTAGTGACTTAATCCTATACTCAATCTCTTTCTTTTCCATTCTTTTTCTGTTTTATAATCAGTACTACTCTTTTTTCCAAATACAGTGTGTATAAAAGACTGTGGTTTATAATCAAAGTCTTCATATCCACTTAAACAAGCAACAAACTTTGTTACTTCAATTACTTCTTTGTTTTTTCTTTTCAGATTCATAATCATATATTATTTTTTCATCAATACTAAGTTCTTTATATGTAGGGACTTGATACCCTTCAAGCATTTCTTCTTCAGTAAGATATGCTTCATTTTTATAGCCAAAACAAATTGGTGTAACTTCTTCACGGAGTAAGTGCATATATTTTTGAACACTTAATCTTACTGTGTCAACATGTACTTTTAATTGTAAAGCAATTTGATCCAATGTCCAATTTGCTTTTACCATTTCGGCCACTTTGCGGTGCCAATCCTCAGAGTGACCTTGGTATTTTTTATAAACCATTAGTTATTAGTATAAAATACTTCTTCATCTATATCTTCTTTCAAAGATTCAAACTCTAATGACTCATCATAAACAAGCTCACCTGTTTTGATGTAGTTCATTACTTCACCTTTATACATGTGATCAGCAACTTTGTTCTCTTCTTTAAACCAAAGAGTATATAGTTTATGACCTTCATGCTCACCTGCTGGTGTTAGTGTACCATTCACTAACCACCAAATAAATACTATCTTGCTCATAATTAATAATTTAGGGTTTTGTATAAAAGTGTTTATTACAAATAGTACATTTGTATGGTAATGGAGTAATATTTTTATGCTCACTTACAGCAGTATTAGAGATAATATTATGTTTACAATCTTGTTGAAACATAAATTCTATTGAGCTATCTAAAGTCTCAAAACATACACCATAACCTGTATCATTTGTTTTTCTTGGTGAATATATATAACCATCTCTTGTTTCATAATCAGGAGATTTGATAACAATTCTATCTTCACCATTAGGTAGTTTTACTTTAAGGGTTGTTGATTTTCTTGTCATATTAAAAGCTTCTATAGTATTCATCCATAAAATGGAAATCTTCAGCATCAAAGACATCATCTGCATCTTGTTGATCAGCAAAATAAGTTTCATGGAACTGTTGTGCCATATCACCATTAAGCTGTATGTGATGTTTCTTTCTTGATGCTTCTTGAGCTATTAAAGCTCTCTTAGCTTCTACATTTCTCAAGATCATCTTGAGAGTATTTCTTAGATGTGTGATATCCATATCATCTACATCTATTTGTTTACCATTCTGCATGGTCCAGTAATACTTTTTCATTTGAAATTGTTTTTGAGATTAATAATAAATAACTACAGTCCTCTCTTATTCAGAGCATACCATTACTGTAGTAAAACTTGATGGTGCAAGTTAAATTGGTACTCTCACAAGGTTGCAATCCTTGATTTGATAGCCTCTACATATTACTATGCTTCATATGCTACTATCTTGGTATAAAATCCACACGCTCAGCAATACTGATTGTGTTTACCTGCAATTGGATGAGAGTAATAACACATTGCACGCACCTATCTCAAGCGTGTTACTCTTGAGCCTTATAAGGGAAAGTTTCTAACAACTTACAAAGTTTTCTTTAACCAGATATACTATCTGGTCATCGACTTTGGTATGTCTTTATTTGATTTATCTACATAAGCATAAGCCCAAGTGATTTCTTCTTTCTCTCCATCAAAATCAACAGTGACTGTGATTTTAATTGAGCGGTAGTTGTTAGCAATAAGCATATCTAATGCTTGTTGCTTAGTTAAATTTTCCATTTGATTATATTTTTGAGATTATTAATTACATAAAAAAGATTGTGACTGGTTATTGGTATTCCTTGACACATTGGTCACAATCATCCCTCTGCACTCAGTTGTAGTGCATATTCCAATTATCTTCCTGTTAAGGATTAAGTAACTTGTAATATGCTAATAATTGAGCAACCCTTTGGTTCTCTTTTATATTTTCTACAACTGCCTGACCTTGGGAATCAGAAATGGTGCATTACTACCCTGATAAGAAATTAATCTTATCAGAGTTATTATTACAGCCGGTGAAGTTTTCTCATAATATCCATATAACCACCACAGTTATATCCCAATTATAATACTAAACTTGTCTTTGAATCTGTTGGTTAAACAGTTAAGGGAATAAAAGACACTGTATAAAATCCCTTTGCGTACTCTTACAAGGTTGCAATCCTTGATACCCTCTCTGGTATTTAATATTCTTTATCTGATGTCCTTAGTTCTAACAAGGCATTACAGTTACTACTGCCAATAGCATTAATTGCTATCTACTTGATATAAGAATATCCTGCTTGGATAAGAGTAATATATCTCTGTACTCAGTTTACAACTGTGAGCACAAAGGTTTCCGGAAGCATTTACTGTCCTAAAGCACATAACACTAATAATAGTACTAGTAGTAATAGTAATACTGATTAATATATGTATAGACTTGCTTAATATGTTGTATACAGGGAACTGGTTAGTTATGTATTAGCTATATAAATATTCAAATACAGTAAGTTAGCCTGTTTTAGTTGTGTGAGCATAGGTAGATATATGTGGAGAGTAGGACACCTTTTCACATATTAACACACATTCACGCAAATTATTAAAAATATAACTACTTGATTACCCGCACTGGTAGCCCAGTCTGGTGAAGGGTTGGCAAAAAAGAGGACATAGTAAAAAATGAGAGACCATACGTATGTATAGTCCCTCACTGTTATTACAAGTCCTTTAGGTCTTCCTCCTTGATAGTCACTTGTGGTGCTGACTGAGTATCCCCAAATAGCATACCTGTTAATCGGTCTGCAAGTTTTTGGTGGTATTCTTTCCCAGCCCCTACTGCGTTAGCAAGAGCCTCAGCACGTCTCTGTTTCCCATTATCCAAATTCCATTTCTTGGACTTCATACTGCGTCTAAGTGGAACTCCCCCTTTGGCATCGTAGCCCATAACTGGGTAGGCTGTAAAGAATAGTGGTTCACCTACTTCGTTTACCCTATAGAAGTCCCCTTGGTCTTTGGCATAGCCCTCTAGGTCTTCCTTACTGCCTTTGACTGTAAATACAAATACCTCAGTGCTAATCCCAGTTTCTTCGTTTACCTTTGGGTGGCTATCCCCAGTAAAAATTGCAGTCAAGAACTTTGCTTTTTCCATTTTTGTTTCCATGATGTTTGTTTTTTGGTTTATAAAATTTGTTATCAAGATAAGTTAAGGGTTGGCAAAAAAAAGGATTTGAAAGTAAAATATAATGGTATAAGATGTTACTCTTATACCATTATGAACTTAAATTTAATTAGTAGTAATAGTTGGTTATAATTCCCCTAATTCATTACCATACTCCATTACCTTATTGCATGACACCGATTCCTGTTGTTGTTCTTCCTTCACGTAGTTTACAACTGAGTAAAATTGGTTGAAGCTGGTAGTTTCATGTAGTAATTCCTCAATGGTTTTACATTCCATAATGCGCTCTCTAAGCCCATGTCTTATAGCATGAAACGGAGCTGTTGTTAAACTATGGACTAACCTTGTTAGTACACTCTTGTCAATTATAACAAGATTGTCCATATTGTTGTTATCATGGCTTAAATCAAGAATTGATTGTTCACCTACTTGCAAGTATTTTTTCATGATGTGATAGTTTTAATTGTTATACCATTTGAGTTTAGGGTTGGCAAAGAGAAGGAAAAACTGTTGTACCATTTGGTGGTACAATTGTAAAAAAAAGAAAGAGGCCTAAGCCTCTTCTTTTAGCGATAGCATGGTACTAATGTGACCAAGCTTGTTGATAAACATGATTGGGAAATCATTATTACCATTGATGACCCGGTACTCAATAGCGCAAAGGTCATTGACCTCTAGCTCTTGAGGAAGATGGTCTTTAGGAACGCGTGGTAACCACTCATTGGTTACAAAGTTCTTAATGCACCAGAATTCCGGGTACTTCTCCGACTCAAGGAAGATGACAAAGGCACTCATGTCTTTGTCTACTTTCTTAGGAGTAGAAGTTTTTGTGAAAGATTTTTTGGAGTTTGCGACAAAAGATTTCATAATAATTAAATTTAAGTTTAATTGGAGTCAGGGTTGGTTGCTTGCAGGAGAAAACTTTTTGAAGGATGAAAAAAGTTTTTGTAGGCAAGTAGCTGAAGACTTGGCCTAAAGAACAGGGGGGTAGGGGCCCCGCTGGACTTGGCCGGGGGTTCAGCGATAGGGGGTCCACACAATCTCTAATATAGACTATCCCTATATACCTTCAGTCAGGCATATTACCATGGGGTAAGTTACCACTTGGTAACATGTGGGGGGGGTCTTTTACTAATCTGAAAATTTTATAAAAAATTTTTTGAGATTATATGTGGGGTAAGAAATGTTGTATATATTTGTGCTGTGTTAGGTCGCTGTTTCCGCTCATAGTTTTCCTAATAATGTTAGCCCTGGTGTAAAATCCCAGGGCTTTCTTATAGCACTGCTTTTTTAGCTCAGTTGGTTAGAGCACTAGACTGTTAATCTGGGGGTCCTAGGTTCGAGCCCTAGAAAAAGCGCAACTCCTCCCTGTAGATAGAATCTGCAGGTTCAGTGCCAGGAGGGCATACCATAAGAACTGCTCGCTTACTCTCTGGCCTTCTCTGCGCAGGAAAGTGAATGTGCACTAAGTCTGGTTGACGAACCCCACTTAGTCAGTCATATAACTGTTAGCAACACCCAGGAAAGTTTCTCTGATCAAGAATTACTTCCTGGGTTTTTTATTAGAAAAAGTTTTCTATATTTGTTGAACCAACAAACTAAGCATGAGTAAGAGTAAGATTAAGAGTAATAAAAAGGAACCTATTACCCTTGTAGAAATTGTTTCAAATGCAGATAACAGCTTTGAGATAAGATTACAAAAGATAGCACCACAAGCTGTTCCACTTCTAGTAGGTCTATTAGAAAAAGCCAAGTTTGATTTGTTAGCTAGAGATTTTGATGATCAGCCTGAAGAGCTTGATGAGTTACCTAGTAATTTTATGAATTCTAAATTTGACGCATAATGATTGAAAGATGTATGAAGAAGCCCGATTTTTTTGATGTGCTTCAACACAAAGAAGAGGATAGACAATCTGTCTATGATTTTGTTGGAAGAAAGGCTGAGTTTATCAAGCCTGTAAATACTAATGTACTGGCTCTTTATGTAGAGACATTCATTGGTCCTAAGAGAGTAGATCACAATGATTATATTGTGAAGGATGCTGAGGGGTTACTTACTGTTCATACACCAGATGAATTTGAGAGTAAGTTTGTAAAAGTAAAAAGAACACAAAATAAATAGTTATGAGTAAAACAAGCAACAAGTTAAGAGTAGAAGCTTTGAAAGGATGGCTTCAGTGGTTAGTAATCAACAAAACAAAAAAGTAATGAACACTACAGTAGAGATTGGTAATGATTTACCAGAAGTAATTGGAATGAATGAGACTAAGGTACTTTCATTTGGTGAGCAGTTAGTAGGGATTGAGTTCAATCCATCTAATGATGCTGGTGTAGCTAAAGTAAAAGAATTGTTTGCAGAAGCAGCTAATATTCTTAAAGATTCCTACCAAGAGGGACCAGGAAATCCAATTAAGAGTTTACTATTTGACCATGCGGTAGGTGAATTAGTAAGTGCACAAATGGCCGTAGTAAAAGTTATAACATTTAAATAAACCTGACATGAAGTTATTAGGAAAAAGAATTTTGATCAACATCCCAGTTATTGAGAAACCGGTGATTGAATTAAGTGCAGCTCAAGAAGCAGAGCGCGAAAAAGAAGCTATCAAGAAATGGACTGAATTAGAAATTCATTCTGTAGGTGATGAAGTAGAGAAAGTAAAAGCTGGAGACAAAGTATATGTACAAGCTTTTGGATTAGAGTCTGCAGAAAAGATCATGATTGGTACAGAGCTAAAGTTATTAGTAAAAGAGTTTGACATTGCAATAGTGTATTAATATGAATGAGCTGCGTTACGAACAGTATAATAAAGCAATTATGAAAGGTTTGAAAAAAGATAATGTGTCCGCTACACAAGAACCTAAATGGATTGATCCACAGGACTACAGTAAAAAGGTTTTGGACAATATGCCTAACTGGACTAACATTACTTCTCCTACTGAACAACCAAGTGCATTAAGACCTAAGCATTACGGTGGAGCTGATAGTACATACGAAGTGTTTAAAGTATTAGAAGCATGGGAACTTGATAAAGACTTCTACTTAGGTAATGTAATTAAGTATGTTGCGCGTGCAGGAAAGAAAAATTCTGCAAAATATAAGGAGGATTTACAGAAAGCTTTAGTATATTTGCAACGAAGAATTGATCAAATCTAATGAAACATATTGCTTTTTTTGTTATTGTTGCTACCATTTATGCACTGTTTTTCTTACATGAATCGTACAGAAAACCTATGTATATATTCAACACACTGCAAGAAAATGATTACAATACAACTATTGCCAAGATAATTTTGTTTTTTATGTGTGCCCTTTCTTTTATTGGTGGACTAATCCAGTAATTTGAAATTAAACTAAAATTGAGCCTTTAAGAAATTAAAGGCTTTTTTTTATGCAAAAAATTTTGTATATTATATTTGTAAATATAATTTTTTTATAATGCCAGCAAAATTTGTACCTCAATCACCTGATCCTTTTTTAAAAGTTGATGCTGATACGACCCTAGTAAAGTATGGTCATATAAATTTTTTACTTAACCAAATCAACACTAATGTATACACTGATAATGCAGCAGCTATAACAGCTGGATTAGAAGTAGGAGATTTGTATAGAAATAATTTAGGACAAGTGTTTGTAGTATTTAAACCTTAATAATTTTTTATAATATGAGTTTTACAGGACAAATTAATTTTGGGTACCCAATAACTACCCAAAACATTATTACAGATGTACCAGATAATGCTGTGTTACCTTTATCAGTAGTTAATAGCTTACAAGGTAATATATTAGGTGTAACCTTTGAGACATTAAAATCTCAAATTTCTAGTATTCCTGTATGGGGTACTATTATCGGAAACATTAATGATCAGAATGACTTAATGAGCATAATTAATGGCAAACAACCTTTATTATTTTCAGGTAGTAATATCAAAACTATTAATGGTAACTCTATATTAGGTGGAGGTAACTTAACAGTAGGTGTAACAGATGGTGATAAAGGAGATGTAACTGTATCTGGTGGAGGTAATACTTGGACAGTTGACAATTTACCACAATCTAGAATAAACAACTTAACATCAGACTTATCTGGAAAACAAGCTACTCTTACATCAGGTTCTAACATTAAGACTATTAATGGTTCTAGTATATTAGGTTCAGGAGATTTAACAGTTGGTTTACCAAGTTTTATTGAGTATAATACAGGTGAGAAAACTGTTTGGAATAATGGTAATGGAAACATTGATGACAATACCACATATGGTATGCAGGCTTTTAGAAGCAATACAACTGGTTTTAGTAATACAGTATATGGCTATGCTGCAATGCAACAAAACACCACAGGAGCTGTAAATACTGCTATTGGTTCAAATGCCTTATATGCAAATACATCTGGTCAAAATAATATTGCAATTGGTGCTGGAGCAAGTTCTGCTTCACAAACTGTATCAAGAAATATTGCAATAGGTAATTCTACATTGCAGTTAAATACTTTAAGTACTGATTTAGTAGCTATTGGTTATTATGCTTTAAGAAGTTTTAATGCAGCAAGTGGTGCTAACACAGCTGTAGGTACTGATAGTATGAGAAATACAACTACAGGTGTAAATAATACAGCAATAGGTTATCAAACAATGTATTATAATACAACTGGTAATGGTAATACGGTACTAGGTAATAAAACATTATTCAGTAATACAACAGGGGGTGGCAATGTAGCAATTGGTGAAGAAAGTCTATATACTAATACTACAGGTGTTAATAATATATCAGTTGGTGGACAAGCATTATATAATAATACAACTGGAAGTAATCTTACGGCAATTGGTCGAAGTGCTTTAATTTCTAATACTACAGGTAATAATAATACTGCTATTGGTTATGTTGCATTAAATACTAATACAACAGGTTATAATAATACAGCTATTGGTAGTAACTCTTTGTACAGTAATACAACAGGTTTGAATAATGCTTCTGTTGGGGTACAAGCATTGAGTAGTAATACAACAGGATCTTTTAACAGTGCTTTTGGTTATAGAGCAGCATATTTAAATACAACAGGCGACTATAATAGTGCATTTGGTTTTTCTGCATTGCTATCTAACACTACAGGAGGTTATAATAGTGCAGTTGGTTATCAAGCATTAAAAAGTAATACTACAGGTTATAATAACACTGCGCTAGGTAATGATGCATTATTTAATAATACAACAGGTTATTTTAATACAGCATTGGGAAATAGGGCATTATATACTAATACTACTGGTAGATTAAATACAGCAGTTAGTGATGGAGCCTTACAAAATAATACATCAGGTGAAGAAAATGTAGCGGTTGGTAGAGGAGCCTTATCATCAAATACTACTGCTAATAGAAATACAGCAGTTGGTAATGCAGCTTTACAAAATAATACAACAGGAACACGTAATGTAGCTATTGGTACAATTTCTTTATTGAGTAATACAACGGGTAATGATAATATTGCAATAGGAGAAAGTGCTGTAGTAAATAATACTACAGGTTCATCTAAAATTGGTATTGGTAAATCAGCTTTATATAATAATACTACTGGTAGTAATATTGTAGCTCTGGGTCCTAGTGCATTAGCTAGTGATGTAAATGGAGCTTTAAAAACAAGTGTTAATGGTTTTAATAATATTGCTATAGGTTATTTATCATTAACTAATGGAACTGATGCTTCTAATAATATTGCAATTGGTAGAAATAGTTTAAGATTTAATCTTACTGGTGGTTATAATATAGCTGTTGGTTTAAATGCATTATATAATTCTACATTAAGTAGTAGTGTAGGGGTAGGTGGTGATTCTGGATATAATAATACAACAGGTACTATTACTAGTGTTGGAACTTCATCTGCATATAATAATACTACAGGTGTAAATATTGTTGCAATAGGACAAAGTGCCTTATATAATAATACAACCGCAAACAATGTGACAGCAGTTGGATATAATGCATTGTATAGCTCAACTGGTGCAAGTAATGCTGGTTTTGGAGCATCCGCAGGTTCAGCTATAACAACAGGTACAGCTAATGCTGTAATAGGAACGGCTGCTGGTAATAATTTATCTACTGGTTCAAATAATACAATGATTGGAACAAGTGCTGGTGCATCTGTTGCAACAGGAAGTAATAATACATTTATTGGAACAAACACACAAGGTTTAACTGCAACAACAGGATCAATAGTAATTGGTTCTGGTGCTGGTTCTACTATAAATAATGAAATGGTTATTGGTTCAGGTTCATATCCAGCGGGTGCAATTGCTACAGAAACTATTACACCTAACAGAACATGGACAGTTAAAATTAATGGAGTTAACTATAAAATACCTCTATTAGCAATTTAGTAATTAATAAAACAAAATAAAATGGATATTTTAAATTTTATATCATGGGTTAAAGGAAGTAGAATAGTTACTTCCGTAGATGGAGCTCAAACTTTATTACCAGTAGGTCTTAAAGATCCTAAAAGGGATGATGGTTATTTAGCTGGAGCTATTTCTGTTTCAGATTTAACAAGTGCATTTACACCAACATTTACTAATAATAATGTACCGTATGGTGAGAATACATTATCTAATATAAATGTAGTACAAGGTAATGTTGCTATTGGTTATCAAGCAGCAAATGCATTACAAAACGGTAATAATTTTAATGTTGCTGTTGGATTTAATTCAATGGGATTTATGAACTATGGTTCTGAAAATGTTGCTGTTGGAAATTCAACATTACGAATTGGTAGTAATTCTAGCTTTAATACAGCTTTGGGTAATCAGGCAATGTATAATACCTATGGTTCTTATACTAATGTTGCTGTTGGTCTTGATTGTATGTTTAATAGTAGTGATTCTAATAGGAATGTTGCTATTGGTAATTCAGCAGGAAGATTTATGAGTAGCGCATACGAAAATATATTTATTGGTAATAATACAGCATCACTTAACTGGATAAACGGGGATAGAAATATTGCTATTGGTCATGAAACCTTAAATCGACTTACAACAGGTTCTAATAATATTGTATTGGGTGATAATTCATTAAGAGGTTGTACTGTTGGTTATAATAATATTGCATTAGGTATTAATGCAGGTTCTAATGTAGTAACAGGTTACTCAAATATATTTATTGGAAATAACATCAATAGTGTAACTACTTATGTTACAAACTCTGTTGCTATTGGTTCTAGTGCTATTGTTGATCAAGACAATCAATTATCAATTGGTTCATCAGCAATACCATTAGGAACTGTAACAACAGAAACTGTATCATCAACAAGAACATGGACTGTTAAAATTAATGGTACAATTAGAAAAATTTTATTAGCTTAGTAATAATTTAAATCAAAATAAAATGTCAGAAGAAACAAAAATTGTAGAAGAAGTAACAGAAGGTCAAGCAGCAAGATCTGTATTGGCAGCTTACGACAGTGTAGCTTTAATTAATGAATTAAAAGCTAAACCAGAATTAACTGAGGATGAAACTGCAGCAATTGAGCGCAATGTAGAGCATTTAAAAATCATGCTTGCAAAAGAATGGTTTGTTAATGCATTAAATTCAGCACAAAAAACTGAGTTGGAAGCATTAACTAAATAATAAATTTTATATATTTACACTTTAAATATAAACCAAATAAATTTATTATGAATCCAATTGAAGCAGTACAGGTATTAGAGCAAGCATTAAATGCAGCTAACTTAAAAGGTGTTTATTCATTAGCAGATGCTAACAAAGTGTTAGTAGCATTGAATACAATTCACAACCTTGATGAGGTAAAAGCTTCTATTCCGGAATTAGTAACAGAGTAATTCCTACAGCACAAATTCATAAACCCCGGATTAACTTCTGGGGTTTTTTGTTTTTCTTATTTTTTTTAGTTATATTACTATATAGTCTAAATTTTTATATCATGTCAATAGGTAACTTAAAAGATACAGGAAATAAGGGTAATAACTTTCCTTATCAACTGAAAACTTTACAAGGCCTTCAACAAATTGCTGATGGTATTTCTGGTTTTTCACCTGTTGGTGGAGTAGCTACAGAAACTACTCAGTTATTAATTGAAGCTTTAGTAGAGATAATTAAAAAGAATTCTGTATCTAAAATAGGTAGAATTCAAGGTTCAGCAAATTATAGAAGAGTTTTAGCTTATAATAGTAACAATGATGTCACAAGTATTACACACACTGGTAATACAGATTTAGGTTTTGAAACTATTGTTGAAACTTTAACATATGATGCAAATAGAAATATAACAGAAATTCAATACTCATAATTATGAAAAATAAATACAATCCGGTATCTGGTGAGTTTGATCTTGTAAATTCACTTCAAGACATAAGTTATGTACATACTCAATCAGTTCCAGCAACTACCTGGGTTGTTAATCATAATTTAAATACTAAATGTTCTGTGCAAGTTGTAGATGTTGACGGTAATGAAATTATTGCTCAAATTGACTGGATAGATACTAACACTGTAAACATAACTTTTAATATTCCTGTTGCAGGATATGTTTATTGCAATTAATAAAATAAAATTGTATATTATAATATAACTTAAATAAAACAAAACAAAATGGCAGAAAAAAAGTTTTTTGTAGACATTAATCTACAAGGTAGTGCGTTAACTAACGCAAAAATTGGAACTAATTCAGGTATTGGTTCAACGGAAGGTGCATTTGGATATGATTCAGCTTCACACCGTTTACAATATTTCAATGGTACAGCTACTAAAGATGTAGCTAACTTATCTGATATTGCAGCAGTAACAGGTGGTTTGATCTTCCAAGGTGGATATGATCCAACAACTGATACTCCTGATATTACAGACGGAACAGCATTAAAAGGTTTCTTTTGGGCAGCAACTGCAGCAGGTACTTTCTTAGGAGAGGCTGTACAAGTTGGTGATTCAATTGTTGCTAAAGCTGATGCAGCTGGTACAACATTGTCTGATTGGTTAATCTTACAAGGTAATGTTGTTATTGCAACTGATTCAGTTGATGGTATTTCTCGTTTAGCTACTCAAGCAGAAGCTAATGATGGTACTGAAGCTGGTGCAGTTGTTATTACTCCTGCTACATTACAAGGTAAAATTGATGCTCAAATTACTCCTGAGATTTCTAGCAAATTACCTCTAGCAGGTGGTACTATGTCTGGTGCTTTAAACATGAGTGGTAATGCTATTTCTGACATTAGCTCATTAAATGTTCAAGATACTGTATATACAGATGCAATTGAAAGTAATGCAGCATATGAAATTAATATTAATAGCAACTTAGATTTTAATAATGCTACATCACTAATTAACTTACCTGCACCTACAAACGGAGGAGACGCAGCTAATAAAACTTATGTTGATGATAATACATCTAACAAGTTGCCATTAGCAGGTGGAACTATGAGTGGTGATATTAATATGAATAGTAATTCTATTAATAATGCAACAGGGGTAACAGCGGTAGATATTTATACTAATGGTATTCAATCAATAGAACCAGGTAATGATGTATATTTATTTTCAAATATTAATGCTAATAACAATAAGATTACCAACTTACAAACACCAACTAACGGTACTGATGCTGCTAACAAAAATTACGTTGATGGTGTTGGTGCTCTTAAATTAGACTTGGCTGGTGGTACTATGAGTGGGGCTATCAATATGGGTAGCTATCCTATTAACAATATAGAAACTCCATCCTTTGACACTGATGCTGCAAACAAATTGTATGTAGACAATACTGCTTCTACAGCTGAATCTAATGCTAATGCTTATACTGATGCAAGATCAACTGCTGAATTTGTTGCTACTGGTGATTGGGTAGATGGTGGTGGTTTCTATTATGCAGAAGTAGCTCACGGTATTTCAGGAAATGTAATGATTACTTTATTGTATAATGATAGACCTGCTGAATTTGATTTTGAACAATTAGGTGGTTCAATCACTCTTTATTCAAATATATTACCTACTGCAACAACTCAAGTTAATGTAATGAAAGTTTCATAATAATAAAATGAAATGGTGATAAACTTAAAACCCACTCCATAATAGGGGTGGGTTTTTTTAAATACACTATATTTGTAAAAAATAATAAAATGGCAGAGAAGAAGTTTTTTGTTGATATTAATCTTCAAGGAAGTGATATCAATAATTTAAAAGCAGATACATTAGATATTACATCCAATTTAGCAAGTGCTAATACTAAAAGAATAGCATATTGGTCTGGCCAATATTATTATTCAAATGGAACATCTTGGATTGCATTGGGTGCTACCGGAACTTTACCAGTAGGAGGTGTAACAGGAGATATTCTAGCAAAAGCAAGTGGTACTGATTATGATGTAGAATGGATAAGCAACTACACTAGTACAGTACAACATGAAGTAAAAGCCGGAGTTGCATTAACTAAAGGACAAGCTGTTTATGTTAGTTCAGCAAATGGTACAAACATGATTGTTTCTAAAGCATCCAATGCATCAGAATCAACATCAAGTAAAACAATGGGGCTTGTAGCAAGTTCAGCCGCATTAAATGATATTATATTTGTTATCACTGAAGGTTTACTTACCGGAACAGGTGGTGCACCTTTAGATACAAGTTCAGCTACAGAAGGAGATCCTGTGTGGTTAGGTACTAATGGTAACTTAATTTTTGGTTTAGCAAATAAACCAGTAGCTCCAGCACATTTAGTATTTATTGGTATTGTTACCAGATCAAGTGCTACTGTAGGAGAGATCTTTGTTAAAGTCCAAAATGGATATGAATTAGGGGAACTACATGATGTAGATGCTTTAAATGCATCTAACAATGATGGTTTATTCTATAATACAACTACTAGTTTATGGGAACATAAATCAATAGCTACTGCTCTAGGATATACTCCGGAGAATGTAGCAAATAAATCAACTGATGTTTCATTAGGTACATCAGATACATTATACCCAACACAGAATGCTGTTAAAGTTTATACAGATAACATATTAGGTAACTCTAATGCATTAGTGTATAAAGGAACTATAGATTGCTCTACTAACCCTGATTATCCTACAGCAGATGCAGGTTGGATGTATATTGCAAGTGTTGCTGGTAAAATTGGTGGGGTAAGCGGTACAGATGTTGAAGTAGGGGATATGATTATTTGTAATACAGATGGAACTGTATCAGGTGATCAAGCTACTGTGGGTCAATACTGGAATGTAATACAAAAGAATATTATAGGTGCTGTAACTGGTCCTGCAAGTTCAGTTAATAATACTGTTGCAGTATTTGATGGAACTACTGGTAAAGTAATCAAACAAGGTATTATCACAGATACAGGCACTAATGTTGGTATTGGAACTGATACTCCCACAGCTAAATTACATATTAGTAATACTGGTAATGGAATTTCATTTCTAGTTGATGATGAAAATCCAGATTCAACACCATTTATTATAGATGATCTAGGTAATGTTGCTATTGGTAATGCTACTCCTGGTGGAACAGGTGCTAAATTAACAGTACAAACATCTGCAACAGAAGGTGGTATAAGGCTTGGTGGTGGAAATGGTGTTGGAAATGCTCGTTTGTATTTAGAATCAGATGCTAATAATGCTTATATTGATATGTATGGAAATAATGGATATCTTCCATTAAGAATTGATGCTGCACCATTACTATTAAATTCAATAGCAGGAACAGGTAATGTTGGTATTGGAACCGATACACCGACTACAAAACTAGAAGTGAATGGTACTTATAAATTTGGAGAAGCTGGAGGAATTTTGTTTAGTGGATCTAATTCAGGTACTAACTTAGATATGACTGCACTTAATAATAGTGGTTGGACTGGATCTCATAAAATTTCAACAAGTGATTCTAATGGTACTGTGTTTTTTGGGACTTATGGTAGTAATACTTCATTAATAAGTTCTCACTGGACTGTAGGCACCTCATCCTCAGTAAATGGATATGACTTAACAACAGGAATTCATTTACTTAAAAATGGTAATGTAGGTATAGGAACTGCTACACCTACTCAAAAGTTAAGTGTATCTGGAGGTTCGGTAACTGCTGATAATTATTATATAAATGGAGCTGAATATGCTCAAGTACCTTATAGATACGTTAAGCAAGTTTCAGGATTAGTTTCAGGGACTTGGACTAATATTTGTAATGTACTAGGGGATTCATTATCATCTGGAGTTAGTATATCTATTATGGGTACTGCTGCATCAACTGTAGTTAATGTTGTAGCTGATATATTAGTTAATCACTATCAAGATATATTTATTGAATCTAAGGCAGGGGCATATACAGTACTTACTCTTAGAGTTATTAGTGATGATAATCAAAACTTTACTATACAAGCAACTACTAATTCAGTTAATTCAATTACTGCAAGTGTAGAAGTATATCCTTTAAATAGCGAGTCAGTTATATTTGATTCTATAACACCCTACTCTGGGATGTTATTACAACATGACTGTGTTCCAGGTTTATCAATATCTGGTAATGATGGAGGTACCTCTGATATAAGTAATATAACTACCAAAGGAGCTGTTGGAATTGGAATCCTAGGTATAAATAATCCTACAGCTAAGCTGCATATCAACAATACAGGTGATGGGAATTCATTCTTAGTTGAGGATGATAGTAATGTAGATAATACTCCATTTATCATAGATGAATTAGGTAGAGTTGGTATTGGAACTATTAATCCAGATGCAAAGTTACAAGTAGATGGTGATGTATATATTAATGGAAGTCACTATATTTATCATCCTGTAAATTCAACTTCTGGTTATTTAAACCTTGACCATGCTGGTGTTCAGATGTGGAAAATCGGAATATTTAATGACAACACAAGTACATTCTCAATTGGTAATGGTGCAGGTAATACTTTTGGAGATAGGGTATTAAACCTTACAACAGGAGGTAATCTAGGTCTTGGAACTAATACCCCTACTACTAAATTGGAAGTAAACGGAGATGTAAAAGTATCAACAATAGCAAATGCTACAACAGATACAGATAAATTCTTAGTAAGTGATTCAGGAGTTATAAAATACAGAACAGGTGCTGAAGTATTAAGTGATTTAGGTGCTCAAGGTTCATTAACTGTTACTACAACTGGTACAAATGGTGCAGCAACTTTTGTTGGAAATACTTTAAACATACCTGTATATGAATCATCTTTGATTCCTAAAATGTCTGGTAATGAAATTTGGAGAGGTAGTACATTTAGAAACAACATTACAACTATTGATACCACATCAGGTATTGTTTTATCAACAACTGGTACTAATACGGCTAGATCGGTAGGAACAACCTCTTATGCAGCAAGAGGTATAAGATTAGGTGTTGCAGCTACAACTGCTTCAGTTGGAAGATATCAAGGAATGAGAGGATCGGCATTATTATGGTATGTTACAGGTGGATTCTTATATACTGGTGAATTTAATATATCAGATACTGCTTTTGTAACAGGTACACATAATTTCTGGGGATTAGCTTCATCTACTTCTGATTTATTAATAGGCGGTAGTAATAATGATCAACCATCAGCATTAACAAATATTATTGCTTTTGCAAATGATTCAGGAGATGCTAACTTACAGATTATGCACAATGATGCAAGTGGTACGGCAACTAAAACAGATTTAGGCTCTTCATTCCCATCTAATAGAACTGCGGGTGCAGCTATTACAACAATATACAGTTGTTATTTATACAACGCTCCAAACTCATCAGATGTTATTTATAGAATAGTTAATAAAGAAACTGGTGCCGTAGCACAAGGAACTTTATCAACTAACTTACCTGCTTCTACAGTAGGATTAAATTTCTTTGGTGCAAGAACTATGGGTACACCATTAGGTGGTATTAATAACTCAGGACAATTTGATGTTTATAGATTAGGTGTTTATTCTTTATAATTATGAAACAGTTTACATTATCAACAAGTTATTTCATTGAGCCAGATTTAGAGGCTAATGTATGTTTAAGACCATCTGATCCAGAGATATCAGATTATATAGCAAGTTTTTTTACTTTTCCTAATGAACAAACAGCATTGGATGAAATCTATGAACTAGCAATAGTTCATAAACCAATTTTGTTTGAGAAGTTTCAGGAGATGGATAATGTTCCTATAGAAGTCAGAGAACAGTATTTTTTATAGTAATATCTTGATTTTTTTTAGTATATTATAATATAAAATATTTATAAGTATGGACGCAATAATTACAATAGCA